TACCAAGATCTTATTACCAATTACTATCAGCAGATGGCTGAAGAGGTGTTTAATATAAAAGAGCACCGCTTTGAGATGAAAACTGAATGTACCATTCGTTCAGCCTATTTTAGAGCTACTCGTAGATATGCTCAGTGGATTACTAAAAAGGAAGGAGTCAATAAAGACGAATTGGATATTAAAGGTCTTGAGTTTATGAAGGCTAATTTTCCTCCTATATTTGGGAAGTTCTTTAATTCTATTTTAGAAAAAGTACTTAAAGGAGTTAACCAAGCTGAAATAGATAAGCTTTTATTAGATTTTAGAGCTCACGTTTTATCTAAAGACATTGACATTACTGTATTAGGTAACCCTACTTCAGTTAAAACTTTAGACAAGTATATTGAAAGGAAGCCTCGCAATACTGAAATGTTTTCTTTAATTAAAGCAGGAGCCCCAGCTCCTGTTAAAGCAGCTATTAAATACAACGATATGCTTCGCTTTTGGAAATTAGACAAACAACATTCGTATATTGTACAAGGCGATAAGGTTAAATGGATTTATTTAAAAGATAACCCTTATAAAATTGAGGCGTTAGCATTTTTAGATTTTGACATGCCTGATAAAATTCGTGAAATGCTTAATATGTATGCCGATACCAATAAATCATTTGAATCAATTTTAGAAAGTAAATTAGAAGGTTTTTATCATGATTTGGGTTGGACCTTAAACCTAAACCCTTACAAAACAATGTTTTTCAATTTTTAGTTATGATCCAAAAATTAGAGTTGCAATCAGTTATATCTAAGTATTTCCTCAACGGTTTAATAGAATCAGTAAAATGGGTAGTTAAAGATAATACCCTAACTATTGATTTTAATTCACCTAATAGGGAAATGATAGGACAAGTAATTCATAGTAACTTTCCTTTACCTGATAGTGAAATAGCAATTTACAATACTTCTCAACTTAATAAACTATTAGCTATTACTACTGGTTTGATTGAGATGAAATTAACTGCTAACAATAAGATTTTTACCAAAATTATTTTTGCAGATAAAAATTATACTTTAAATTATTCTTTAGCAGATATTCTTCTTATTCAAAAACCTGGTAGAGTAGATCGTGAGTTTGATTTTGAGGTAATTTGTGATTTGAATGGAGAGTCTTTAGATGCTATGATTAAAGCTAAAAATGCTCTTCAAAGTGATAATGTTGTATTCAATGTGGGGAAAAACTTTGACGGTGAATCCGTTTTAGAACTAATATTTGGAGAACCTAACCTACATACCAACAACATTAGCTACATTATCCCCGATATGTTTTTTAATGATGCCCCAGAGTTTAAACTTCCATTTGATTCTGAAGTTATTAAAACTATTTTAGTAAATAATAAAGATTCTGAAAATTCTAGATTAAGTCTGAATACTATGGGGTTGTTGAAATTGGAATTTGCTAAAGATAATATTAAGAGCACTTATTATATTACAAGAAAAGCTGAAATATAATTTTGAAATATAAATAATTTTTCGTATCTTCACATATAATTAAAACCATGTTATGGAAGTAAAAACTTCACTTAAATTTATTAGGGATCCGCTGTTGGAACCTTATTTTATTCAATTAGATGATTATTGTTATGCAGTACACAAGACCATTGTAGCCCAAGAAAGTGGAAAAGAATATACCCAAGCTTTAGGGTTTTATAAAAGTATAGATGGTTGTTTAAAAGCTATTTCTCGAGATAAAGTTATGGCTAAAAGTTACAACTCTCTTAGAGAATATATTGATGAATATAAAAGTATAATATCACGTTTAGATAAATTTGGAGAATTATGAGTTTACAAGCACTATTTAATGCCGTTATCGTTCAACCTATTGAGTTGGAAGAAGCAATGTATGGTAATATTATCGTTCCTGATTTGGGGAGCGAAAAAAATAAAACAGGTACAGTTGTATCTGTAGGTCCTGGTCACCAATCAATCACTGGAGAATTTCTTACAACAGTTCTAAAAGAAGGAGACGTTATTGTTCTTCCTACTTTGGGATTTACTAAGTTTGAGTACAAAGGTGAAGAATATTGGATTGGCCGTGAAAATGATGTTTTAGCTAAAATAAATTAAAATGAGTAAGGTAATAGAATTTGGACCTGAAGCACGAAAACAACTCGTAGCAGGTATTGATAAACTAGCTGATGCTGTAGTAGCAACACTTGGTCCTAATGGTCGTAACGTAGTAATCGTTAACGAGATGGGACAAGTACAGTCAACTAAAGATGGTGTAACTGTAGCTAAATCTATTTCTCTATCAAATAATGTAGAGGAAGTAGGTGTTAAAATGGTAAAACAAGCAGCTATTAAAACTGCTGATATAGCAGGTGATGGTACAACTACCTCCACTTTGTTAGCTCGCGAAATGGTTAAAGCTGGTTTGAGCTACCTAAACAATGGAGCAAACGCCGTAGAGATCAAACGTGGTATTGATTCTGCTGTAAAGCAAGTAACTGATGCTATTCGTACCCAAATCAAAGAAGACATTTCAAGCGAAGAACAGCTTGAACAAATTGCTACCATTTCAGCAAATAATGATCCTGAGGTAGGTAAGTTGATTGCGACTGCTTTAAATAAAGTAGGTCGTGAAGGAGTTGTTTCTATTGAAGAATCCAAATCAGGAGAGACTACACTTGAAACAGTAGAAGGTATGCAGTTTGATCGTGGTTACAAATCCCACTTCTTTGTTACCGATAATAACACTATGACGTGTCATTTGGATAATCCTTATATTTTAATAGCAGATAAAAGATTTACTCAAGTAAATGATTTGCTTAAAATACTAGAAGGAGTTTCTCAACAAAATCGTCCTTTGTTTATTATTGCTGAAGACATTGAAGGTGAAGCACTTGCAACCCTGATTGTAAATAAGGCTAGAGGTATTATTAAGGTCGCTGCTGTTAAAGCCCCTGACTTTGGTGATCGCCGAAAACTTATCATGGAAGACATAGCTGTGTTAACCGGTGGTCAAGTATTCAGTACCGAAAAAGGTATGAAACTGGATAAATTCAGTTGGGAATGGTTAGGATCAGCACGTGCAGTTACCATTACTAAAGATCAAACTACTATCATTGATGGTAAAGGTGATACTACTAAAATAGAAGCACGTATTGAAGAACTTCAACAACAGATTGAAAGAGCTAAAACACCTTTTGAGCAAGAAAAACTTCAAGAAAGATTAGCGAAATTTGTTGGAGGGGTAGCTATTGTTTATGTAGGTGGAAACACTGAAACCGAGATCAAGGAAAAGAAAGATCGCGTAGAAGATGCTTTGTACGCAACTAAAGCTGCTATTGAAGAAGGTATTGTACCTGGTGGTGGATCTACTTTGCTCTTTGCTCGTGAAGCTATTACCCACTTTAATGTAGAAAGTGATTCTATTAAAATTGGTAAGCAAATTGTTTACCAAGCTTGTGGTAAGCCATTTGAACAAATTCTTTTAAACGCTGGTTATACTCAAAATGACATGTACCCAATTATCAATGAAATTGGTAGACAAGGTGAAATGGGAACTAACCCATGGTTTGGTTTTAACATCAAAGCTGAACTTATTGTTGATATGAAAGAAGCAGGTATTATTGATCCCGCTAAAGTAACTCGAACTGCACTTGAAAACGCAGCCTCAGTAGCAGGCACAATATTGCTTACAGAGTGTGTAGTAGTTGACAACCCAGAAGATAAGAAAGAATCTGATCCAATGGGTGGAATGGGTGGCATGTTCTAATGGATACTCAAGAAATAGAAAAAAACATTCAAATCGCTGAGCGAGTACCTCCAGGAGATTCCTGGAGGCTCCTCAACGGTGAGAAAGTTTATACCTCACTAACTGAGACATTAAATGCTTGGTACCAACAAGCAACTACAAAACCCCAAGCATTTAGACTTGAACCCCTAAAGGGAAAGTTGTATATTATCACTACTGAAGAAATAGAAATACCTAAACCTGAACCTAAGAAATACGATTTGTATGGTGACTACGAGTAAAGAACATACTCTATTTGTTGAAAAATATCGTTCCAAAGTCCTAGATGAATATGTAGGTAATCAGAATATTAAGCTGACAGTAGCAAAATATTTAGAACAGAATGACATTCAAAATTTAATATTCTATGGACCCCCTGGAACTGGTAAAACTACTTTGGCTAAGCTTATTGTTAATAATTTGGATTGTGATTATCTCTACATCAACGCATCAGATGAAAGAGGAATTGAAACCATTAGGGACAAAGTTTCAGGATTTGCTTCGTCAGCTTCATTTAAACCTCTTAAGGTTATTATCCTGGATGAAGCAGATTTTCTGACAATCCAAGCTCAAGCATCTCTCCGAAATGTAATTGAAACTTATTCACGTAGTACTCGTTTTATTTTAACTTGTAACTATGTTGAGCGTATTATTGATCCCCTTCAATCACGTTGTCAGGTACTTAAAATCGTCCCTCCCTCTAAAGCCGAAGTAGCAGCTCACATTGCTGCTATTATGGATAAAGAAAATATAGTTTATGATTTGAAAGATTTAAAAGTAATTGTTAACCAATTCTACCCAGATCTACGAAAGTGCCTGAATACAGTTCAATTATCAATCAAAGAATATAGTTACAGCCCATCTTATCCTAATGAGAAAGTATTAGACATTGATCAATCAGTAATTGTATCTTCTCAATATACATCACAAGTAATAAATGAATTAAAAACAACTAAGGATTGGAAAAAAATTCGTCAAATAATAGCCGATTCTAATGTTAATGATTATGAGGAACTTTATAAAGAGTTGTATTCGAATATGTCACACTATGCTGACGGGAGAGAAGGCTTGGTGGTAATTATTTTAGAAGAGTATCAATACCATGCAAATTTCCGAATTGATAAGGAAATTAACATCATGGCATGTATTGCTAAGATTATTCAAACTTTATGAAAAAATTTACCTTCTATACTTTAAGTTGGATTAGTGGAAACTTATCTGTACCTTTCTGGATGGTAGGACACGTTCATTTAACAATGAACATTTATGAAGACATATATGAAATAATAGCATCCTTTGGGATGAATATAATAGTTGCGATTGGATTTTATTTAGATTGGTTAAAACACAAAAAAGAAAACTTATGAATCAACAAGACCTTAAATTAAACATTAATTTAAAAAACACCGAAATCATTAAAAGTGAAGAAGGAAATGTAGTATTTTCTGAAGGAATTATTCTTCGCAAAGCTTCTAAATTTGCTGTAGGTACTAGTGAAGATGCTATTGTTCCTATTCCTATTTTTTATGATGCTCTTACAGGGAAAATTCTAAAAGAAACATTACCTAAAGACATTCAAGACGAGTATAATGACTATATTTGATTGGATCAAAGAGATTACAATTAAAAAAACTCCTTGGGAAAACTTTTCTGAAGATCAGCGGGGATCATTTAATCCTTACATGATAAATAGATATTTATCTATGAGTGTGGATTACATAGATTTAGTAAATTTTGTGCAGTTCATACCCTACACAGATAAAGAAAAATACTATAAAATTTATGTTAAAATGATCCCTAAAAAGAATGTCTACCTGAAGTACATTAAATCTACTAAAAAAA